GCCTCAGGAAGTTTACAACATTACAGCGTATGTAGACGCTAACGTATCTAAATTAAATGATTATGCTGTCATTGATTACAATCAGGATTTTGCGACTTATGGGGTTGTTTGGCATCGAGTTGATAAAGTCGCTGTTGAGGTTGACGGCAAAATCGTTGCTAAGCTACAAAAACCAGTTCGGACAGTTGCCGGCGGAGGCGCAATGCTGTCTATCGAGACGTGGACTTATCCGTTTGATGGGATAGACAAGTATAAAAACCCAACATTTAAAATTTCGCAACATTAGGAGGTAACAATTGAGTAGAGATCCAACACTTTTAATAGACGAGTCAAATTTAACGATTGGCTCTGACGGACGTGCTTATTATACATTTAAAGCTGATGGTGACACAAAAAGCGTTAAATTAGCTAATAACAAATGTATCGGTACGACTCGCTTTAACCAGCTCATGATTGAGCGAGGGGGTAAGCCAACTAACTACGTGGCGCCAGTGGTTGTTGAGGGCAGCGGTGAGTCAACCGGACTTTTTAAAAACTTGGAAGGAGCGCTCAGTCAGTTAAAAGAGCTTAATTTAGAGCTGACAGATACCGTTAATTCTCAGCTTTGGGCAAAAATCAAACTCACAACAAACGGCATGTTGCGTGAGTATCATCGTGATAACATCACAACAGAGATTGTCGAAAGTGCAAATGGTATAGCAACACGGATTAGTGAGGATACTGATAAAAAACTTGCGCTTATTAATGAGACAGTCTCAGGTATTAGACGTGACTATCAAGACGCTGATAGACAGCTATCATCAACTTATCAAGCTGGCATTAACGGCCTAAAGGCCACAATGGCCAATGATAAAAACGACCTAAAAGCTGTGATACAAGCAACCGCTCAAGGTTTGTCGCAAAAGTATGATGATGAGATACAGCAGTTATCTGCTAAGATAACCACGACATCTAGCGGCACCACAGAGGCCTACGAGAGTAAGCTTGCGGACTTACGAGCTGAGTTTACTCGTAGCCATCAAGGCATGCGGACAGTGCTAGAGTCAAGAATCAGTGGGTTGCAATCAACGCAACAATCAACTGCCTACCAAATCTCACAAGAGATTAAAAATCGTGAGGGTGCTGTTAGTCGTGTGCAACAGGACCTAGCTAGCTATCAGCGGCGATTGCAGGATACTGAGAAGAATTACAGTAGCTTAACCCAGACAGTTAGAGGGTTACAATCAACTGTCAGCGCCCCTAACCGAGGGTTAGAATCCCGTGTCACACAACTAGCTGGCTTGATTGAACAAAAAGTCACTCGTGGTGAAATGGAGAGTTATATTCGTGGGGCAGGCGACAGTATTATGCTTGCGATTAAGGGCAAACTCCCGCAAAGCAAAATGTCCGCAAGTGAGATTGTCTCAGCCATTAATTTAAACGGCTACGGTGTCCGCATCTCTGGCGAGCGTATCGCCTTAGACGGCAATACCACGGTTAATGGAGCGTTTGGCGCAAAACTTGGTGAGTTTATCAAGCTAAAAGCCGACCAGATTATCGGTGGGACAATCGATGCAAACAAAATCAATGTGATTAATCTCAACGCTAGCAGCATTGTTGGTTTAGATGCTAACTTTATTAAAGCAAGGATTGAGCATACGATTACAAGTTTGCTTGAGGGTAAAGTCATCAGAGCAAGAAATGGTGCTATGATGATTGATTTAAACAACTCTACCATCGATTTTAATAGCGATGCATCCATCAATTTCAACAGCAACAATAATGCGCTTGTTCGAAAATCAGGTACCCACACTGCTTTTGTGCATTTTGGTAATGCGACACCAAAAAACTTTACAAGGTCGGCTCTTTATGCGTCAATCGGAATCACTTCATCTGGTGATGGTATCAATAGCGCGTCATCTGGTCGTTTTTGTGGAGCAAGGTTTTTTCGGACGGCTAGCGGATATGAACATACAGCATCAGTTGATCAGGCAGAAATTTATGGAGATACCATCATTTTTGCGGATGACTTTGGTATAAACCGTGGATTTAAAATGACACCAACGGGTGTAAACACACTTGTGGATATCAATAAAATGTATTATGCGATTGTAGCTTTGGCAAGGTGCTGGAAACATCTACAAAATGTTGGCTGGGATACTACACACCCGAATTTTACTAGCGCTATCATGAACGAGCATAGCAATTATATGACTGGAATTTAGGAGAAACAATGCAAGAAAAATTATTAGGAAAAATTATTAACGATTTAACACTTAAAGTCGCTAATTTAACGCTGGAAAATGCTCAATTAAAAGCACAGCATGAAATCGAATTGGAAGAATTAAACGCACAATTGGATGAAGCAACAGCACCGAAGGAAGAAGGTAAATAAACATGAGAAATTGGAAAGTAACAGGAAACTACCCACAGTGGGACGGTACAGGAGCAGTCGTTGATACACAGGTAATTATTACAGATGACAGAGGTGCAGTCATCTCAGAGAAGGTCAAAAAAGACTTGAGAACAGCTAATGATGCAGAAATTATCGAGGCTGCTTTAGAGGAGTTTAAAAAGACTGCTTACGTCGAAATTGCAATGGGCGAAGCCGTGCAAAAAGTAGACGACCTTGAAAAAATCTCACAAGAAACCGCTAAGACTGCCAAGACTGCTCAAACAGCCGCTGGACTAGCTAAAGTGTCCGCTGAACGCACGCAAAAGATGATTAACTTGCAAACCATCCACGTTTTGACAAGCGGTGGCAAGATTGATCCTGACATTTATAAAGGCATGTTAGAGCTCATCGAACCTGCTAAAAAAGGTGAGTACAAAGAGCATGATATTTTTACAGTTGTAGACGCTGATAAAGATACGGACGGTGTAGCCGGTGAGGGGAACTTAGTCTTTGTTTATGTCAATGATAAGTTTACTTATGATGCACAAACACTCAAAGATTTAGAGGAATTAGAGGATAAAGTCACAGTTATCAAGTACGCTGATTTGGTTAAGCAGGATTAGAGGTGGTTAGATGCACTTTGATTTACTACAGGCAGGAGCTGCGGCAGCGGCTCTCATGTCTGTTTTTGGTCTTTGGAAGGCAGTTGTAACGCCTTTTAAAAAAGCCATGGAAGCTAATGAGTTTGCCATGGCTCAACTCAAGGACTCTCTCAAAGAGTTAGCTTATGAGCTTAAAAATCTTGATCGCGATCGTGAAATTACCAAAAAAATTATCGATCGTCACGAAGAGCGTTTAGGTCGCGTCGAAGACGAAGTTATTATCAACAAAGAGCGTATTATCACGCTATTTAAAAAAGGGGAAGAAAAATGAGCAAATGGTTTAAAAAAGTAGGAATTAAAACAATCAAAACAATGGCACAAACTGCGGTTGGTCTTATCGGGTCAAGCGTGTTGATTACGGATATTAACTGGCCAACAATGTTGTCAGCGGTACTGCTATCAGGACTAACATGTGTCCTGATGAACGTGTCACAAATTAAAGACGAGGAATAAGCCATGCGAGCAATCACACGATTAGCGTTAATACTAGCAATCGCAATACTGTATGTGCCATTATCTGTGGTTGCTCTTATCTTTTACCCGTTTGTAGATAAGGAGGACAGATGACCTTTTTAGATAACATTAAGCAAGGCTGCTTAGATGGCTGGACTAAGTACAAAATCTTGCCATCCTTGACCGCAGCACAAGCAATCTTAGAGAGCGGGTGGGGTAAACATGCCCCACATAACGCTCTGTTTGGGATTAAAGCTGATGCAAGCTGGACAGGTAAGTCTTTTAACACTAAGACGCAGGAGGAGTACCAGCCTGGTATCGTCACGGATATTGTGGACCGATTTAGGGCCTATGATAGCTGGACTGATAGCATTATCGACCATGGCAAGTTTTTAAACGATAATCCACGCTATCAGTCTGTTGTTGGTGAGACTGACTATAAAAAAGCCTGTCACGCTATCAAGGACGCAGGTTATGCCACGGCAAGTGGATATGCGGAGCTGCTTATCCAACTAATCGAGGAGAATGACCTACAAAAATGGGATAAGGAAATCTTAACAAATCAAAAGGAGGTAACGATGACAACCGCAAATGAGATTGTAAAATACTGTGTCGACCTTGCCAATTCAGGTATGGGAGTTGACAAAGACGGTGCTTATGGGACGCAATGCTGTGACTTACCATGTTTTATCGTCAAAAACTGGTTCGGCATTGATTTATGGGGTAATGCCATAGACCTGTTAAATAGCGCATCTGCGCAAGGGCTAGAGGTCATATATAATGCCCCTGGAGTCAATCCCAAAGCTAGTGACCTTTTTGTCATGGAGGTAGCTGGTAGTCCCTACGGACATACAGGAGCTGTCATCGAGGATAGTGATGGCTATACTATTAAAACCGTTGAGCAAAATATTGACGGTAATTGGGATAGCTTACAAGTAGGTGGACCAGCCCGTTTTAATACTCGTGATTTTACTGGCGTTGTCGGCTGGATTAGGTTACCTGTTGACCATGCTCATCAGACGGTAGATACAGCACCACAAAACTCTGACACAATCGTAGAGACACCAAAATCTGGTACCTTTACGCTTGATGTTGTGGAGATTAATATTAGACGTTGGCCAAGCCTAGCCAGTGAAGTAGTAGGTAGCTACAAACAAGGAGACACTGTCAGCTTTGACAGCGAGGGTTATGCCAATGGCTACTACTGGATTAGTTATCTTGGCGGCTCAGGTATGCGAAATTACATGGCTATTGGGATAACTGACAAAGATGGTAACATTATCAGCCTTTGGGGTAAATTAAATTAGATAAGACAAAACCGCTCTCTTGATTGAGGGCGGTTTTTTGTGTGTTTCGTATGCTTATGCATAACTAATAAGAATATAAAAACTATTTCAAGTTCTAGTTGGTCTGTTGAATTTGTTATTCTATATTTTCTTGAGTTGAATGATGTTTACCTCTAGTCAAAGCTACTTGTTCACTCATTTCTACAACTTTCTCTAAGTTTACAGTTTTAGGCATACTGTCTTTGTTGTACCAGTATACATCAGATTGCCCATTACTTGCCACATATACAGTGTCTTGTAAAGAAGTATCTTTGTTATCTTTTTTTAGTGCATCCGTGTCAGGCTCGTTTTCGATTCCCTCTTCAATCTCGTCATCAGTAGTTTCGATTTCATTTTCTTCAACGTTATTAATATCTACGTCAGCAGTAGAAGATAAGAGTCCACCGTTTTGGTAATCAATATTAAAACCTGCTACATTATTAAACACACGAACTGTCTCGTCAATAAATCCATCAGATGATAAAGCAGACACTAAAACTGCTCTAGGTAGCAATTCGGATCCTTGATATACAGGAGTTGCTTTATAGTAAACATGGACTTTAGGATTTCTTTTAATGTGATCTAAAACTTTATTTTCAATATACTGCATCCCACCTTTACGATCATTATTACCTACGTTTTGGGTGCGGGTACCCGTAATCAAATTATTTCTAAAAGGTCTTCCTCCTAAGCTATCGGCTATTAAATGACTTCTATCAAACAGGTAGCCGTTACGAACATTTCCGTTACTTAAGAGAATACTAGCTTTGATATTGTTCGAAATCTTACTCACATTTTTGGGGCTATGCTTGTAGTCGGATTCAGTGGCTCTCTGGTTAGTATTTTTGAAGAAATAAGAATACCACCCACTTGGCTCTGGTTTGCTTTCCCATTTTTCACGATAGCCAGCAGACATGTCAATCATATCTTTTGTGATAATACCATAAGCTTCTCCAGAACGGCCGTAGCCATCAAGTACAGAGTAATGGATATTGGAAACTGTAACAGGTTTAGTACTTTGCCCACTTTTCTTATAGACCCTTTCGGTTGTACGATAAAGTTCGGGAAAATTTTTAATATCCAGTTGCGCTTTACCTTCAACATGGTAATAATTGGGGTGTTGCTCGATACTCCAATTATTTGAAATAGTGCCCGATTCAGCGTAAATGGTACTACTAGTATTTTCAGTAATTGGTAGTATACCTAAAAATAACGTAGCTAGAATGGTCAGAGCAGAGTGAATAATTAGATGTCTCCAATGTTTAGACATATTTATGTCCTCCTTTTGTTATTTACAGATTAAGTATACCATTTTAAATTAAAAAAATATGAAATTAATAAAATTAATTTATAACTAACAGCATACTAAATTTTCTTTTTATCTAATATTCGTCAATAGTTAATAAGTTAGTTTGTCATAAAATAGATGTTATTTAATTTTAAATAAGCTTCAAATTTAATTATATTATTTCCTGTAAAATACGAATAATAAGATAAGGAGGTAATCTATGCTAACATACGACGAATTTAAGCAAGCAATCGACCATGGGTATATCACAGGAGACACAGTAGCGATTGTGCGCAAAAACGGACAGATCTTTGATTATGTGTTGCCACATGAGAAAGTAAAGAATGGAGAAGTTGTGACAGATGAAAAAGTGGAAGAAGTGTTGATGGAATTGGAGTAACATTACCCGTCAATCACCCGTTTATTTTTATTTTTTCATCTTTTTCTATCCTTTCTATATTTTAAAAATACCAACGTTTAAGTGTCTTGCAAAGGATGAAAACGGTGAGATAGCTACCAGCAATCCCCTCCTCTCCTT